CCCCATGGTTATTAGCTCCTTTAAAAGCGAGTTTGTGTTGTGTGATCCCCGAAGGCAATCACACTTATTTATAGCACAAAACTAAAAATCAGGAGTTCGGATTACCCAACTCACTTCTCCAATCTGATTTACGTTGCTCCAATATCTGTTCTTCCATCAATTTTTTAGCGGCAAATTCTTTCTTCTCATCAATTTGTCTTTGACGAGTTCTTCTTAAATCGTTGGCACTAATGTGTCTGAATATCCTACTCATTAAAAAAGGAAGGTCATTTGCCTTCCTTTATTTATCTTTATTCTGTCACTTCAACCTTTTTCTTCTTCGCCCCAATATTGTACTTAGTTTCAAGAATCCAGTCTTGCTTGTCTTTATAAGCAAGTACTTTAATCTGATTAAGCGGAGCGATATCTTGAATCTTAGTGACATCTACAATACCAATAAGACCCCAATCAGCAAGCAGTTGAGCAATACGATTACGACGCTGGACATCGTTGACAGTGAGGTTTGCGTGCTTTCCATCTAACGCAAATAGTTCTTTAAAATGGACCAAATAATATCTACCTTGCTTGTGAAGAATATGACAAGACTGATAGATTTTCTTTTCTTTTCTTGATGCTACACCGATACGAGTCAAAGTTTCACGGACTTTCAGAAAGTCATCGGGTTCATTCAGAACCACTTCAACCATTTGTTCAGGCGTCCACTTCACTTCAGGTTCTTGAACGACGCTCATTTTTTCCTCCAGTTTCAAATTTCGATTTAATAAAATTAAGTTGTTCTTCTGTAAGAATCTTCAAAGCTTGCTTTGCCTTCTCATTACTATAACCATAGTATTTTTTGACATAATCAAGATCTTTGACTTTATCTTGGCGGAGCCAGGGAGAAAATCTCTTCTTTTTCCTCAGACTATTTAGAAGAAAATCATATTGCATCTTTTTGGGAAGGAAATTGAACCTATTCATCTCATTAGCAAACATAATTGCATCAAGATGACCAGAGAAACAACGGTTGACAATATAGGGAGGATATTCTTTTTCAAGTGATGGATCTTCGTCAATCAGATTTTCTTTAGTCTGATTAATTGAATTCAACCACTCTTTTAGTTCAACAGTCATAAAATGTTCCAGGATTTCCGTAAGATAATTGTGCCAAACGAAGAGAAGATTCAATACGCATTAGATCTTCATCAGATATATCAGACTGCTGCAATTTCTGATATACAAGATTCATATCTTCATACGTCATCAAGACCGAGAATACTTTCTTTTTCATAATTAAAAAGTAAAAGTTCCTTGCGTTCTTTTTGTTCTCTCATATACTCTCCAACGGAGCGCATAGTGTAAGTCAGGTCGAACTCTCCTGTTTGGTATTCTTTGAACCTCTCACGAATGAGTTGAGACGAATTATAAGATATGAGTTGAGGACCAACAAACCGATCACAAATGGTAGCAAAAGTATCGTGGTCGAATGATTTGTGCATACTACCTTTCCGCCCATAAAGGTTAGATCCAATTTCGTAGGGGGGATCAAGGTATGTGAAAATGTTTCTCTCGTCGGTGAGAAGCTGCTGGTAGCGAACATTGGTAATCTTCCAGTCTTTGATTATTTCCGAGTATCCGAGGAGTTTATCAATTCCTCGCATAGAGAAATTATTTTCTGATGCTTGTTTTGAGAAGGAGGAGGATTCTGTGAGACCAGAAAAAGAGCACTTGTTGACAATATAAAAAGCAACAGCACGAGATGTATTGGATATAGATTCATCGTTTACCTTCTCCTTTGCGTCAAGAAATAGAATCTTTGCGGATACTGGTTCGGGATGACGATACTTCAACTGAACGAGTTCGTCTCTCACCTTACGACCATTGTCTCTCAGTTCACACCAGAAATTATAGAGAGGTTCATACAGATCGTTAACCCAGATATCCAAATGTGGATACTTCTTGGTGATATGAATTGCTACGCTACCACCACCAAGAAATGGTTCGCGATATTCCTTATATCCGTCAAGATTAGGAATGTATTGATCAAGTTTGGTACAGGCGCGGGATTTACCCCCTGGATACCTCAATGGTGTTTTCAGGGATTTCATAATCAGGTTTGTTGTATTTCAAAAATTCCCAGAAGGTGAGTTTCATTTCCTTATGGGTCATTCCACAATGCTTTGCGGCAGCGGGTAGAGTCATTTTAGCACGAAAGAGTGCTTCATTTGCCTCTTGAACATTTTGAGGTGTAGTCTTCACTCTTGGTTCAACTAACCTACCCTTATCAATTTTGAGAAGACTCACAACAAGTCTCCGTAAGGAGTGCCGTCCTTATGAAGAAGAACGCCATCAACCTTATCCATCAGGTCAAGCATACTTCCGTGCATAAGACGGTATCCATATCCAACATAAAGTTGTCCAAAGAATACTGTGAGTGCCATGAACGCCCAGAAGTAGTAATACGTTCTGGATTTCTTTTGTCTAGAGTACTTCATACGATCAATTTTTTAGTGGACGGTGTAACCAATTTGCTACCAAACATTTCATTGTACTTGTTAGCAACATCTTCTTGAGTTGCTACCACATACACAACATGTTGCATAGACATAGTGATATCTGGATTGTCTTTATCAATAACAGTTGCCCAAGGAGCAAAACCAACACCCTGTGCGTTTGGAAGAACTACAAGTCCATTCCTAACTGTAATTGTTTCATCGGTTTGACCGACAACTTCAGCGATAATTTCCTCGCCGGTTACAATACGAATTAGTTTAACATCAATCATTTGAATTCACACTCCACCATAATTTCTGTGAGACATGCAAGCATATTTATTTCTTGATCCGCAACGAAGGCAGCCTGGTACTGATACTTAGCAATAATGAGCACAGCAGCAGGAATGCTAGCGTTGGTAAGGGATGCATAGCAAGCATCGTAAATACGACGGAGAAGTACAGTAGTATCGTTATCCAGATTAGAAACGATCCACTTACGAACTTCCGCAAAATTCTTTTGCTTAAGGTTTTTAACGAGTTCATTTACAGCAACATCAGAGAACGTGGCAAGAATGCCAGAATCAATCTTCCCACTTACAGAATATCGCTGGATCTCATTAAGAACACGACGCCAGTCAGGAAAATGCTTATTAACAAGTTCTACCAGGACCTTGTTATCATATTCAACACCTTCTGC